AAGCAGTGCCCGCTGTGCAAGCTGTGGAAATTCCCGCAGGACAAGTGCGAATGCAAGGAGGCGCAGGGATGAAGCACGAAATCGACCGCGAGACGCTTGAGCGGTGGGCCGTAGTGATTCGCGACGGCGCAAGGGTGCTCGAATCGCACTCCGCGCACATGGCGGTCAGCGAATTGCAAGACTTGGCCGAAGAAATCGATGCCCTGATCGAAGCGGAGGAGGGCGAGTGCTGCGAGTGGCTGCACCTGACCGGCAGGGTGCATGTGCGGTGTGACGGGCTGCTCACGACGCTGAGGGATATCTGCCCCGACTGCGGCAGGCCCGTCAAAATCAAGGAAGGCAGCGAAGATGAGTGACGCTGTGCGCTATTTCTGTGCGCTTGTGCTGTGGGTGAGTGCGATTCTTGCGATCATACAGATGATATACAGCTATTTCGGCGGCTCTGTAGACGATATGGACGCCATTATTGCGATCTGTCTGGTCATCCTCGCAACGGTGAACGACATAAAGTGGGGACGGGAATGAGTGACAAGACCTTCAAGAACGACTACCTGCTGCCGTGTCAGTGCGGGGAAGAAAGGGCGTTCGTCAAAGTTATCAAGCCCGGGAAATGGTGCAAGTATCAGGCCGTCTGTGATTCGTGCGAGAGCCGCTGGCCACTATGTGACACCGAAGCCGAGGCCATCGTCGCCGGGAATGTCGGCTGCTGGCGCGATGTCGAGCGGGACGGGCTGCCGGAGGTTAAGGGTGTCCCGTTGGTGCGGAGTTATTTGGCGTCTGATGGTGGGCGGGTTAGGACGCTAGCATTTGGGAGCGAAGGGTGGGGCTACGGGATTTGTGGAAAGCGCGGGTTTGTTCCACGCGCCTGGATGCCCCTGCCGCCCGCGCACGAAACCGGGGAGGAACGATGATGCTCGTCGATGAACGCTTAGTCAAGCATCTTAATTGGGAAATCAGAGAGGCGCGAACCAAAGCTCGGGCTATTATGTCTGAGCGCGACGAGCTGCTTTCCCGCTGCGACCAGTACGAGCAGATGCTGGACACGGGGCGCGAGACGATGGAACGCCTTCATATCGAACGCGACGAGCTGCGCCAGAAGCTGGACGCGATCCGGGAGGCGTGGCGCGAGGAGAAATCCTGCCATGAAGAGTATTTGGCGCGGGGGCTGGAAGAGGTTGGGTGCGACGATACACCGTTCATGGATCGGCTGATTGCATCGCGGGACAACATGAAACTGCTGCTTGACGAGCTGCTCAAGGCCCAGCCGTGAAACGCGCCGCCAAAGTAGACGCGAACCAGCCCCGAATCGTCGAGCTACTCGAGCGACACGGCTGCACAGTCCAGTCGATCGCAACCGTCGGAAATGGCGTGCCCGATTTGCTGATCGGGTTCCGGGGCCAGACGATGGTCGCCGAGGTCAAGGACGGCACGAAGCCAAAATCGGCGCAGAAGCTCACACCGGATGAGCAGGATTGGAAGCGCAAATGGAAAGGGCAGTACGCGATCCTGCGGAACGAGGACGATGTGCTGGATCTGGTGATACACGCGCAAAGGGTCGCGAATTTGGAGAAAGGGCTGGTCCGATGAGCAAAGCCCCCTGTCCCATTTGCGGGGAAGTCTGCAACCTGCCGAGGCGAATGATCCATCCGGGCGAGTGCATGACGGAGCACAGGAGACGAAAGCGGCGAGAAAGCCATGCCCGCTGTTTCCGCGTCGAGGGCGGAGACGGCGCACAAATGGCCGAGACCCTGGTGGTCGATGCCTGCTTCGTGGACGGCGATCCAAGCCGGGCGCGGGATTGGCTGAAGCGGTACGAGGAGACAACGGTCGGATGCAAGGTCGATCGGAGGCGGCATTATGAAGACTGCGCTTGATTTGATTGGTCAATTATGACATAGTTCTGCCAGAAATGGTTGGTTATATCTGGATGGTTATATATGGCCGAACGCGACGAGTCTGGAAAGTTCAAAAAGGGGCATAAGGGCATCGGAGGAAGGCCCAAGAAGGTGCGCCGGATTGATACCATTCTCTCAAAAATCGGCGACGAAACTGTCCCATATTGTGAGACGGAAGACGGCGAGCCGGTGATTATGACCCGCCTTGAGGCCGTGCTACGGAGTACATACAAGCTCGCCGAGGATGGCCGCGAGTGGGCCATGAAGTTCATTGCCGAGCGCACTGAAGGAAAGCCTCGCGAGTTGCCCGAAACAGACCCCGAAGATTTCGAGCCCATTACCCTGATCGACTTCAGTCAGGGAAAAGATGTTCAATGAGCTACAGCTAACGCCTGAAATCCGGGCGATTGTTTCCCACCCTGCCCGCTTCAAGGTTCTTACAACCGGGCGGCGTTGGGGCAAGGATATGCTGACGCTGATCTGGTTATTGCATGGGAACCTGCTTCCAGGCTGGCGTTATTGGTATGTCGCCCCCTACCGCCTGCAGGCAAAGGAGATCGCTTGGCCAATCCTGAAGATGCTGGTTCGCGGCTATGGGATTTCTGGCCGGGCAATCAGCGAAAGCGAGCTGTCCGTTGCGCTGCCCAACGGGGCCAAAATCCAGCTCAAGGGAGCGGACAATCCTGACTCATTGCTTGGTGTTGGGGTTGCGCGGGTAGGCTGCACGGAGTACTCGCGCTGGAAGTCCGGCATATGGGAGCAGATCTTGCGGCCAATGCTGACACAAAGCAAGGGATCTGCGCTGTTCAACTCGTCCCCGCAGGGCCGCGATAAACACTATGACCTGCACATGAAAGGCCAAGACCCGGACGAGCCAGACTGGGCAAGCTGGATCTACAAGACGAAGGACTCGCCTTTTGTCGATCCCAAAGAGGTCGAAGATGCCCGGCGCGACATGGACCCGATCATGTACGCCCAAGAGTACGAGGCCAGCTTCGACACCGGCGGCGACCGCTGCGCATGGAACTTCAAGCATGACCTTCATGTCACGGATCACGGCGGGCGATTGCCTGACCCGTCAAATAGCTGGATTGGCCTTGACTTCAATGTGCAACCGATGGTGGCCGAGATCGGCGGGTACATGGAAGTCAATAAGCGGCAAATCATTCACTACTTTGACGAAATAGTCATCCCGTCGGACGCGAACACCGATATGATGTGCCGGATCCTGAAAGAGCGGTACCCGCTGATCCGGCTTGTCTATCCTGACCCGACCGGGAAGGCGGGATCAACGCAGAGCATCCGCTCAGATCACAGGATCCTGCATGACCACGGGTTCACCATTCGCGCTCATGCGCCCGGCAGCCCGAAGCAGAACGAGCGCCTGAGCTCGTGGAACAGAATGCTCCTGGACGGCGAGGGCAATGTGAACATGACATTCTCCCCGCGCTGCAAGCGGCTGATAGCGGACCAGGACAAGGCCGAGCGCTATCCAGACGGCTCGATCAACAAGAAGAAGTACGACCCCCACGGGCTGGACGCTGCGGGCTATGCCGTTGAGTATCAACACCCAATTCAGTACCGTAATGTGACTGTAAGGAGGTCCGCATGATCCGGGTTATAGTTGACCACCCTTCTCCAGAGGAGATTCGGCTTGGCCTCAAGCGGTTCTTCGAGGGCGGCGGGGATCGGCTGCTCAATCGCCGGATGCTGGCCTGGCAGAAGTACCGGGGCGTTGAATCGGTGCTCAAGGAAGAGGTTGACGAGTACTTTCCGCCCGGTGTAATGCGGGAACTTCGCCTGCCTGTTTGTGTTCAGAATCCCGCCCGCAAGATCATCAACTCCAGATTCATCTCTTACCGCCTGCCGCCGAAAAGGTCTGGCGATGAACGGCTCTCCGAGGTCGAGCATGGGGTGGACGCTGCACAGCGCCAGCTCGAGCTATCGACCGGCGTACTCGGCGGGGATGCCCTGCTTATCAAATGGGATTCCGAAGAGGGCCGCTTTGTCTATTTCGTGCTCCAAAAGTTCGTGCCCATCTACCTTCCGGGGAACCTTGAGCCAATGGGCGTGGCCTATCCCTTGCACAGCCCGGACAAGCTGAAGGACAGCGAGTGCCGCTGGGCAGTCTGGACGGACCAGCTATCGTTCTACCTTGAGCCCAACGCTTCCAGAATCAGCCCTAACGACGACGGCACGGATGTCAACCCGTGGGGCGTAATGCCGGTTCTGTTTGCGTACCGGGAGGACGACGAGAGCGAAATCCTGGCCGATGTTCTCAACGCACAGGCTTTGTACAACTACACGATGACCTATTCCGCCCACGCCGGGCTTCTGCAGGGAATGGGCATCCCGTGGAAGGCTGGTATGCCTCCGCAGCCGGGGGAGCCTGAGTATGTCAGCCCTTACAAGGTCGTCTATGCAGATTCCGGGCAATTCGGATTTGCCACTACCAACATCGACCTGCAGAAGCTGCCCGACCTTGCCCGCGAGTTCCTGAATGGCGCGGCCTTCACGCATCACCTGCACCTGAACTGGACAGGCGAGAGCATGGCTACCAGCGGGGAGCACGAGCGCATCCGGGAGGCCGATCTGTCGATTGCCGTGCAGGGCGACAACCTGCGTTGGGCCGAGTTCGAGAAGAACCGCGTCAAGGTCGAGCGGATCATTGCCGAGCGCGTTGGGAAGTCGGTTGACACCGAGAGCTTTTCGATCAACTTCCGCGAGTCGCATTTGCCCATGTCGCAGACAGAGATTTTCGACCTGTGGAAGAAGGAATACGACGCCGGAAATGCTTCGCGGGCCGATTACTTCATGGCGAAAGATCCGGACTTGACCAAGGAAGACGCGGAGCAGATGGTCCTTGACCTGGATCAATCCCGGCTGAAGATCGGGGATGACAAGGAACCGGAACCGCCTCGCACTTCGCTCCTGCAGGCCGCCCTCGCCGGAGGTAATGCTTGAACCAGGCGCAGACCATAGACCTGTTCAGTCAGCGACTTGCCGACGCTTTCACGAAGGCGCGGGACGAGCTGGCGAGCAGTGTTGAGCGGCTGGTCAAGGGCGGTGCCAAGCCTGACGCGGTTGTCGCGCTTCTGGCAGACCCGGCTTTCCGTGCCGAGATTGGGCTTGATCGCCAGACCGTCGGTGCGCTGTTTGAGGACGCCGCAACGGCCATTCTGACAGCCGCTCCTGCAACCGGGGCGATCACTGGTGAAATGCTGGCAGCCCTTACCACGATGGGGCAGGAGTCGTTCCTTGCACAGACAGATCGCTACTGGGCAACGCTTCAGAAGGAGTTGACCAATTCCGTCGTGTCTGGCACGATTACCGATTTCCGCAAGGCCATTGCTGGGATCGACGGGCTCAGGGTAGACCAGATAGAGGCCGCGCTGAATACTTCGCTGAATACCTACTCTGCCACAGTCGGGGCAGAGGTGGCGCGGAATGACCCGCCGGATGCCAAGTACATCTACGAAGGCCCGCAGGATGACCGCACTCGGGACGAGTGTGTCGCAATGGGCGCTGCCGGGGCCTTGACCCGTGACGAAATTGAGGCACAGTTTCCGGGCGGCTTTGTGGATCGGGGGGGATATAATTGCCGCCACCAATGGGTTCCCGTTCGGGCAGCTTCAGATACCAACACGGCAAAGGCGAAGCGAATGGCAACGCAGCGGCGACAGGAACGGGAAGCGCGAGGCAGGAAATGGAATCCGCAGACCCCAAGACAAGCAGCGGAGGCCGGGAAGGGGACGCCGGGATCAATTCGGAGGAAGCCGGTGGTAGACAAAGATAAACTTGCCGGGGCCTTTAAGGAGGCCAGATCGCGAAAGATGAACATCGACAACGCGCTTGATCTTGTCGCGGCGAC